CGTGAATTCCACGGGGAGTGTTTTTGTGGGCGCAACTACTTATTCGGTAACAGGAACGCCGGTTATTAATGTCATCAGCACAGGTTCAACAGCTATTTCAGTTATTCCGGGTGCGGTCACTGAAGCTAATTCTATATCGTTTAATTTCACAGGTGGAACGTATGCTCTTACGTTTCTTGGAACTACGGCACACGCTGCTAGAAGCGTAAATTTTACGGGGTTCAGTGGAACATGGCTAACCATTGGTAGTACGTCTACTATTTATGGAGACCTCACTTTAAGCTCAACAATGACCACTACAGCAACAACAAATACGTTGTATTTTGGCGCTACATCTGGAACAAAAAACATAACTACAAACGGAGTCGTTATCCTTTTTGCCATACTCATAATTGGCGCAGGCGGGACGTTTAAATTAATTGATGCTATGACCGTTGGAAACGCCAGCAATATTCGCCAAGTTGGTCTTAATTCGGGAACCATAGACCTTAATTCAAAGACATTGACCTGCGGGACGTTTAACGCAGGCAGTTCTAACGCCAGAGGCGTTACTGGACCGGGAACCATTTCCATCTTTGGTTCAGGCATAGGTGCTTTTGGTTTTGGGTCTTCTCCTGTTGTCACGTTCTCGGGAGACCCTGTTGTTAATCTTACTTATTCCGGGGCTACTGCGACAAGTGGCGGTTTTGGGTCTACTCCAGAAAACGCATCCGTTTCGCTTAACGTGACTGCCGGAACATACACGCTGACCTATGGGTCAAATGATACTGTCAAAAATATAAATTTTACCGGATTTAGCGGAACATGGGGTGCAAGAGCCTCCAATTTGACAATTTATGGAAATTTGACATTTTCATCAACAATGACAAGCGCATCGTCATCCGGTCCAATCACATTTGGTGCTACATCAGGAACTCAAACCTTAACAATGAATGGAACAGCTTTCCCATGTCCTCTGGTTATGGACGGCGTTGGTACGACATTGTTTTTAGCTGATGCATTAACAATGGCCAGCACACGCTCTATTACGCTCACAAATGGAACTTTGGATGGAAACAACAAAATTATACAGACGTCATCATCATTTTCGATGGCGACTGGTTCTGCTGTAGTTAAAAACTTCAACGCATCTGCAGCAGCTTTTACACATACAAGCGGAACCCTGACGCAAGGAGGAGGTGTTACATTTGCTAGCTATACTTTAACTTCGGGAACGCTTGACCTTGCTGGAAACACGTTGACAGTAACATCGTTTGCTACTGCGGTAGGAACTAAAAATATAACATTCAATGGTGGCACTCTTGTTGTAAGTGGTGCAACAACAACCGCCTTCAATAATGCTCAACCAGCAAACTTTACCACAACTGCTGGAACCGGCACCGGCAAGATCAGCATGACTGCTGCGACCGCAAAGACGTTTGTTGGCGGCAGTTCGACATACAACTGCACTCTATCCAATGATGGTGCTGGTGCGCTTACGATCAGTGGAGACAACACGTTTACAAGCATAGCCAACGGTGTTCAGCCGACGGCGTTTACTTTTACTTCTGGGAGGACACAGACTATCACAAACTGGAGCGTCAGCGGAACGTCTGGCAATCTCGTTACGATCATAAGCACAACTGTTGGCAGTGCGGCCTACTTGTCGAAGTCAAGCGGAATCGTATCATCAAACTATCTGAGCTTGAAGGACAGCGCAGCAATCGGCGGCGCGACGTGGTATGCTGGCGCTAACTCGACGAACGTCAGCGGAAACTCTGGTTGGTCGTTTACAAACGCCCCCGTAGTTTCCGGAGGCAACTTCTTCTTTATGTTCTAGAAGGGGAAATGGAACATGAAAATCTGTGTCTATGCCATCGCGAAAAATGAAGCTCATTTCGTTCAGAGGTTTTGCGAATCCGCAAAGGAAGCAGACCTAATTCTCATTGCGGATACGGGGTCAGATGATGGTTTGCCGGAACAGGCTCAGGCGTGTGGGGCAACAGTTCATCATATTAGCATCACTCCTTGGCGTTTTGATTTGGCTCGTAACGCTGCCTTGGCGCTTATCCCGCGCGACATGGACGTCTGTATCAGCTTGGATATCGACGAAGTTCTTCAACCCGGATGGCGTGAGGAAATAGAGCGTGTCTGGAAACTTGGAGAAACAACCCGCCTTAGGTACATGTTCGACTGGGGATGCGGAATTGCCTTCTATTACGAGAAAATCCACGCCCGGCATGGATATATGTGGCATCATCCTTGCCATGAATATCCTGTCCCGGACGGCAGGATTACGGAGAATTGGGCGCAGACCGACATGCTTCTGGCGGTCCATAAGCCTGATCCAACAAAGTCGCGGGGGCAATATCTCGATCTGCTCGAACTGTCCGTCAAAGAAGACCCTGACTGCCCTCGGAATGCTTTCTATTACGCCAGAGAACTGAGTTTCCATAGACAATGGGAAAAATCCATTGAGGCTTGTGAAACGTACTTGAGACTTCCTCGCGCAATTTGGATGAATGAGCGTTGCTACGCTTATCGCGTCATGGGCAGATGCTACTCCGAACTTGGCCAGCCTATTGATGCCGAACGCGCATTTCACCTTGCCGCTGCGGAAGCTCCCAACACTCGTGAGCCTTGGTGCGAATTGGCTATGATTATGTACCAGCAGTCTCGGTGGACTGAGTGCTTGGCCTATGCCATGCGGGCTCTTCAAATCACCAATCGAGAGGCCGTGTACACGGTTGACCCTGAAGTTTGGGGCCACAAGCCTCATGATCTGGCGGCGATAGCGGCGTGGAACATGGGATTGAAGGATTCGGCTATTGAGCAGGCAAAGATTGCCGTGTCTCTGTCTCCTGATGACAAGCGACTGCAAGATAATGTAAAATGGATGCTAGGTGAGATGCCAACTCAGGATGCAGCGTGATCATGGACCAGACAACCATCAACTTGGCCCTCAGCGCCGTCCTTGGCGTGATCGGATGGTTTGCGCGCCAATTATGGGAAGCTGTCCAGAAGCTAAAAGACGACATCCATAGGATCGAGGCAGACTTGCCAAAATCCTATGTCCTGAAGGATGACATGGACAAGCGAATGGAGCACATCGAAATAATGTTCCAGCGCATTTATGACAAAATTGATCGGATAGAGGTGAAACTTGAAAGTAAGGCTGACAAATGACGACAACAGAGGAAAAACAGGAGAAAATCGCCCTTGAGATGGCGGCCAGCGCCAGCAAAGGCGCTTTGGTCGAAAAGATCGTCTTCGCGGGCATTCCCATCCTGTTTTCCTGTGTCGTCTATCTCATGGGTGCGCTTTCTAGTGCGAACAACGAAATCATCCAGCTCAAATCCAAAATTGCTGTTGTCGTAAACACTGACAACAAAGCTATCCCGCCGCAGGGAACGACCATTGATATGGCTCAGATACGGGAAGCGTTAAACGATAAGATTGAGCGTGTAGAAAAAGAAGCCGCCCTTGCTCGTGCTGCCATGACCCTAGATCGTGAAAAATCAATGGCTGCTATTGAGAAGAGCCGCATGGACATGACTGCTGATGCTGCTCAAGCTCGCGCAGCTATTCGATTCGATATGGCGCAAATGATCGCAGGATTGGATAAGCGTGTCACTCTTTTGGAAAAAGGGCGTTAACCATGCAGATGAGCCAAGAGGGAATCAATACGCTTCTAAAACCATTTGAGGGGTGTAAGCTGAAGGCATACCATTGCCCTGCTGGTGTTTGCACCATTGGCTATGGGCATACAAATGCCGCAGGGGCTCCAATGATTACGGATTCATCCGTTATCACTCAGCAGCAGGCTGAAGACATTTTGCGTCATGATCTGATCAAGTACGAGCATGCTGTCGTTGGCATGGTGACGCAGCCCCTCAATCAGCACCAGTTCGATGTCCTAGTGGACTTTGCTTACAACGCTGGCATTGGAAACCTGAAATCATCTACCTTGCTCAAAAAGGTTAATTCTGCTGCATTTGACGATGTTCCAGCGGAACTCATGAAGTGGACCAAGGGTGGCGGGAAAGTTTTACCGGGTCTTGTGAAGCGTCGTCAGGCAGAAGGTGCTTGGTGGATTTCTGGTGAGCCTGTTGCTGTTTCTAAGAAGGTCGAGGAACCAACGAGCGATGAACATGAGCAGCGCGCAGAACCTGATCCTGTGGTTGCGAGAACGATGGTCGAAAGCAAACAAGGCAATGCGGCGATTCTTACGGCTGGCCTTGGAGGACTTGGAGCAGCTAAGGAGATTGCTGCGCAGGCGCAGGATGCGTCTGAGACGGCAGATCAGCTTATGGGCTTACTCCATAACCAGAACTTCCTCATCATGGCTGCTGTCATTGGGCTGGGAGCGGCTATCTGGTACTGGCGCAAAAAGAACATGGACCGCGACGGTGTTTAGTCTGCTTTTCACTCCTCTTGGCAGGTATCTCGCTATTGGCGCGGCCATCGTGATGGTGCTCGGCGGCGTCTATTTCAAAATTCGCTTGGATGCTATTGCCGAGGTTGAGGCAAAAGCAACGGCTGATGCTCTTAGGAGAACTCAAAATGCGATTCGCGCTGGTGATGCTGTTGATAC